TGCCTGTGTGGATTAGTGGTTTACGAAGTATCTGGAAGGAATGCTTCCAACCTATTCACGTTGAACTTCTACGACTTTGGAAGACGAATGGGAGCCTCTGGCTTTCCCAATATCTTTCGATAGTATGTAGAGCAATCGTGCTTTGGGTGGGAGGCGAACGACTCGTACAGAACAATCCCGCGGTACGGCTAAGCCTATCGCGAGCAGGATTGCCTTTATTACTTCCGGGGTGTCTACGTAAAATTTTCCACCAGTTAAATGGTGAGAATCACGCGTACGCCCTTTCCGTAATCAAGGTTACTCTGACCATCCTTTCGGTATACAGAGTCATTGGCTGTGCTCCGAACTTAAAACTGTCGACCGTAACTGGTCCGTTTACAGGGACGGGTGCCACACTTCTCGCCTGGGAAGTGAGTCAGGCCGTTGGTCTGTTTCCTCGGGCTCTGGTTCTCACAAAGGTAGCCTGGACTTATATGTCCGAATCGGCAGGTCCCAACAACAAGCACTCTACATGGTCTGCTGGACTCGATGCTATAGCATTTCTATATGATCCAATTACTTGGTATCATTGGTTATGCGTAGCGTGGGCCCAAAGAGCATGGGTTCTTATTGCATGGAATTTGTTTACGATTGTGGTTACATCACCTCTGGTTTTCGTGCTGTTGCTCGTTAAGAAGTTTCCTAAGTACTTAGGTCGTCTCGTACAACTCTATGAGGCCCGTGGGAAAGTCCGGATTGTTGCGATTACGGATTGGTGGACGCAGACTTTACTAAAGCCGCTCCACCTCGCCATTTTCACAGTTCTCAAGACGATTCCACAGGATGGTACCTTCGATCAGTTGGCACCAGTCCTTCGCCTCATAGCGTATGTCCGGGCGTCCGGTACAAAGGTCTTTTCCTACGATCTTTCAGCAGCGACGGATCGGCTTCCGGTCGCGTTTCAAGTACAAGTCCTTGAGTCTTTCGGGATCTCTTGGGCTCGGCACTGGGCCAAACTACTCGTAGTGCGGCCATGGTATCTTGAAGGGAATCCCGTGTTCTATGCTGTCGGACAACCTATGGGAGCATTGTCTTCCTGGGCTTCGTTAGCACTGTGCCATCACACTTTGGTACAGATCGCGGCTGCGCGCGTCGGACATAAGGAATGGTTCTCGGCATATGCTCTTCTCGGAGACGATATTATAATCGCCGATGAGAAGGTAGCTGCGGCATACCACTCTCTGATGACATTTCTTGGCGTTAGCATTAACGCCACGAAGTCATTCGAGATGCAAAGCGGACTCTCTGAGTTCGCCAAGCGGTGGTTGCATCCTCATCTCGGAGATCTTTCTCCTATGGGGCCTGGGCTTATTCTGGCAGTTCTGCGTAACCCTCGATTGGTTGCGGTTCTCATTCAGGATGCCCTGAAACGAGACTTTGTCATTCCCACTCGCGTTATTCGAGACTTGAAGAAGTTTCTGTCAATGGTCAGACCACAAAAGTGGCTTAACCAATGGCTGAAACCTATTCTTTCATCGGTAACCGGGCCAGATGGTGGTTTATGGGACACGGCCAGTGGGCTTTATTTCAAAGCTAGCTGGATCGCTATGTACCCTCACCATCTTCGGAATAAATTAGACGAACTTGTTAATACACTGTATCAACAGATCGCCGAGCAATCTGAGGCTCCGTCATCAATGGAGCAACAAATGGCTCTACTTGTCTCCAGATTCTGGAAACAAGTCGATCTATTCCGTGGTTCCGTATGGGGCGTCGTCTCGATAGCCCTTGTAGTATTTTCACCTGCTTTATGGGTTTATTACGAGTTGGCAAGTCATGCAGAGGAGCGTGTCGCCAAGTTCGGTGAGATGAAGGGGAGGTTTCTCCGTAATCTCTTCCGTTCTTGGGCCAACGACGGTTTGGACCTACCTTCTCGGTACAATTCGCTTCGTGACTTCCTACGTGTGAACTTCGATCCCGACCTACTTGGTTGGGACCGGAAGGCTGCAGAGGCTAATCTTGCCACTCATAGAGCTCTCCCTGGTATCTGGGACAAGGTTGTCCAGGACCAGGTGGAACTCTTTGATGACATGGTTAACTCCTACAAGCTTGTGGTTGACCCGTATGCCGATTTTGACTTCGACGCGGAGTTCGACTCGGGCGGATTGACTCTGTTGGATCGTCCAACCAGTGCTCTCGTACAACTCGGCTTTTGGGCTCCTGTCTTCCGACAGGTAATCCACTCAGACCGATTTGATGGAGTGCGGGCGCCAAGTCGGGGTGATACCCGAACTAAAGCGACTGACTCACCGTACCGTAGAACCTATCTGGAAGGTTAAATCCAGATGCCTAGGAGGAGCAGAGAGTTACTACTCTCTCGGGGTCCTAGGTGCATGTCCCAGCCTTGCTGGG